AAGAGAAGCCGTGAGTGACGACCCGAAAGCTAAAGCTGAAGGCAAGTTAACTTTAAAGGGCCTGTCGTACGGTTTCCTGAACGATGTCTCAGATACCTCATTGGGAGGCGCCGTCGATCCTCAGCGATCAACCGGGCTCGATTTTCTAAGAGCAACAGTATCGACCGAGTATAAGCGTTCCGCCCTAGCAACAGTCTCAACATTCAAAGGTGCTGTACTAGCCAGTACAGAGAAGCAGGTAGGCGCCAGTAGGTCGACCGAAGATGTCTTGGCTGGATATGCAAAGCAAAATATTGTCGAGAAAACTGGCGACTGGATTAGTAGCTTCTTCGGCGATAAGAAAGTCATCGCATACAAAGTATATATCCCAGAGATTGAGTGTCGCCCGGCCCCACGAAGCTTTGAGGATCCGATAATATCGACCTATTACGATGTTTATGTTGACAAAGGGATGCTGGATGCTGAGACGACAATCGAAATAGGATCCATCGTGACCGTTCGATTTGATAATATAAATAATTTTTCTACTGCTCGCATAATAGGCGTATCCAAGGATAAGTTTGAATTTGAAGGATTTGAGGGCGCCTCCTTAGAGAGCTCCCATCGCTCCGGCCGCTCCGGAGGCGGCGGCGGTCGTGGCGGTCGTCATACCGCCGCCGGCGGGAATAAATTTGAAAAGGCGTATAACCAGACGGCGCGCCTGAAATGTAAAGCAGAACCTCATCCCAGAGAGGTAGCCATCGCCAAAAAATATGGTCTAGAGGTTGCAATAGTTCAGGCGATCGGTCAAGTCGAATCTGGCGGGAGAGATGATGCAATTCGATTTGAACCACACCTTTTTCACCGAAAGGCGCCGCAGTTTAAAGATCAAGTTCCATTTACGAAACCCCCCGATCTCGTTTTTAGTACGACAGAGTCTGAGACGAACGAAGCTGCATTTGATCACGCGTTCTCGTTGGACAAAATGGCCGCGATAAAATCAGTAAGCTGGGGCAGGTATCAGGTACTCGGCGGTAAACTTCTAATATTATTTGGAACTCCCGATAAGGGGGTTGCTGGGTATAAGGCAGATCCCTTTAATACATCTTTTGAACTACTTGATACATGGTTTTCAACAGGCAATGGACCAAAAGCGGTTGCCGCTGCCAAGGTTAAAGACTTTATTACATTTGCCAATTACTATAACGGCGAGACCCGGCGGTTTACTTACGGAGGCGCCATCGCCCGGGAATACAATGCCGTAACCTGTGGAGAGTATACACCTCCCACTTTCGGACCAGACCCAGCCTTGGCAGAGGGGTGTTCCGGCGAAGGCGCGGTCATATATCTCGCCGACAGTCAACACGAGGGAGGTACTACCTTTGGTGGTCTGCTCCGCGCGGAGCTTAAAAGTCAGGGAGTCCCCTTGGTCATTAATATGGCTAAATCCGGTCGCGGACTCGTAGCCGGCGCAGGGAAAGGATTTTTAAAACTCAAACTAAAGAAAAAGTTAAAATCTAAATTATCAGCAGCTAAACCGAAGTATGCCATTGTCGGAGTGGGCGGCAACGACGCCGGCATGGCTGACTGGACAGCCGAAAAGTGGAAAAAGAAAGCAGAAGAGTTTATACAAATACTCAAGGACGGCGGTGTGGAAGAAATAATTTGGTTTGGGGTTACCAAACCAATGGTTCCCGATACACCTCATCTCACGAAGAATAATGGATATGGCTCCGTTGGAATCGCCCCCGGCCCGAAGGCTCAGGAAAGACGCGACACTATGCGGAGTATACAGAAAGAAGTGCTGGCATCGTTCCCGGAGGTAACTTATATAGATTCAATGCAATATACCCAAAACCTTCACACTAGAGACGGTGTCCACTACGACGGCGCCGAATACAAAACTTGGTTTGATGCTGCTATGGCAGGAGATCTTAAAGCGCCCCTGGCAGCGATGATTAAAAAGATTAAGGACGGCTGCGCTGAGTATGAAAAGAAAGCTGCATCCCACGCCGCCGCGTCCGGCGGATGGTGCCCGGGCAATCGGTCGCTAGCGGATGTCAACTTTGAAGTCACGGATGAAAAAATTGTTGACGTCGTGTGGAATGTAATTGCTGCCAAGGGAAGGAGCAAATCTTATCACTCAGATCATAAGGGACTTGCAAAAGATAGTGCGGGCGATACATGGGTAGGGGTTTTGCACTGGACCAAGGGCGCCCTTAAAGATCTTTACAAAGCAATGGATAAAGCCGGTGTGATTGGAACATATTTTCCCGGAAAGACTTACGATTCTTTGCTGGCTTTCACCAAGGGCATCGACGGACAAGAGATAGATACGCCCTGGTGGAAATCCGGGATGACAAAATTTTTAGATTCTAAGGACAGCAAACCAGTACAGAATGCAGGAGCAGTTCGAAAATTTAGACGTGGGATAAAAAGGTTTAAGGACAGGTATCCCTTTCAGAGTCAACGCGATCTTGCAATATTTATTAGTTTGATAAATAGCAAGACGAAGTATGTCGTAGACTTTGGTAAAGAGACAAACTGGGATCCGGAGGGAATGATGCAAAAATATTGTAACCACAAGAAGCGTACGCGCTGTAGGCTTATTCAAGAGAACTATCCACTAAATTGTTAATATAATGGGATCGATATATTATGAGTAGCACTACCACCAAAGCAAGCAAACAAGGGTCCGACCCGAATAAGGCATTATAAATTATGGCAAAAATAAAAATTGATCTACCAACACAGGCTTCTAAAGCAGTAGATTTGCAATTGATGTCGGACCAAGAAAGAAAATCGTTCGACAAGAAATCCCCAGCCCAGCAGGCGCGCCTTTTGGGTTTTGCAGACGGACCTAAACAGAATTTTGATACCCCCACCTATATCGGTGCCACAGCGGAAAAAATATATAGCAAGGGGAATTCATTTATCGTATTAGGATTGGATAGACCCAGTAATATCTTCTCTGGATTTGGTGGCAGCAATAACACACACTGTGCTGCTATCGATCTCGTTGTAGGTCGCCTGGGCTCCCGCGGCGCTAGCAGTACAAAAAGTGGCCAAACCGTTAATGCGGACCCGAACTTCAAAACCGATGCAGCAAGGATCTATATATCACAAAAATCAGATCCAGATGGCTACTTTGGTCTAGTTAAGGGAACTGTTGGGAACACCTCTACTGCTAATCCCCGTAGCACGGTTGCTGTAAAAGCAGACACTGTACGTGTCATCGCCCGCGAGAATATAAAGCTGGTAACTCGCACAGATGCACAAAATGCACAGGGAGCAGAGTTGACCAATGCGTTCGTCGGGAACTATGGAATTGATCTGATCGCCCTAAATGATGACAAGAACTTGCAGCCAATGGTGAAAGGGGAGAACCTGAAAGAGTGCTTATCTGCCATCATAGAATCAATTCATGATATCCGCGATCTTTTTGACAACTTTATCGAAGAGGATAGAAAACTAACCCAAGCGTTGCTTAAGCATACACACTACTCACCATTTTTTGGATCCCCGACATCCCCGGCTCTTACCGGGCTCCTACCTACAGGAATCGAGACTCTGGTCAATAAAATCACAAATGTACAGTTGCAATTGAATATATCAATGCAGAAGCTAAATTCAGTCCAGACTAACTATTTAGAGACACCCGGAGGCGCCGCGGCCGCCAAAGACGGCCAAAGTCAATATATCTTAAGCAGATATAATAACACGAACTAAGACCATGTCGTCAAAATTGAACTTTTACAAAGAATACCCCGCGAAGACACTGAATGTTCCATTCGAAGTCCGAAGTAAGAATCTACTCAAGATTAAAGTAAGGAAAAAGAATGTAGCAAACAAAGAAAAGGTTTTCAGGGAAGCACTAGATCTCTATATAGCCCACTACTTTCCAGAGTTCTATCGGAATATGGAAGACAAATCGTTTAGTGGCGACAACACTGTTTATGATGCACTCCGCGCTGATCTGAAATCCGGCCTATCGATAGAGAACCCCGGATTCGCCACCAAGCCCCCTTCTGCGTATAAAGTAGTAATCACGCGCTTAGATATGGGACGCTCCCTATATGAAATGCGGGAAGATATGGCTGCAGCAGGCGAGCTACCAGACTTCCAAGAGAACCTAGAGTTCTTCAACGAGAAGAACGACATTGGAAACGAAATCATTGGTCAGACCGAGCTAGACATGTCGACGGTGCTGACGGATGTCAATTCATTCAGTGATTTGATGAAGAACTTTGGCAAACAGTTAGACAACTATAACGGCGCCGTCCCCGTTGGAGGAGTAAACTTCAGTTTTCTTGAGAGCGCAGTAGGCAAGATTATTTCTATTGCCATAGCTGAAACCGTAAAGACTATTGAGGCGGCGTCAGGTGGAGCCAGATATCGCGGCGAAGAGGGCGATAAGCTGACCATCTACTTTTCAAATCGTACAAAGCGAGACCCTGCCGCTCCGGCTCTGGATCCTCTCGGAATATTCCCGCCCAAGATTGCCATCGCCGGAATTACGTATCTCGGCGGCGAGGCCGCGGCCACTGACTTTTTGAAGGTGGGGTACTTCTCAATTATCAAGTACAAGAAAAAGTTTAGTGACCAAGCAACATTGAAGATTCTGCAGCGATATAAAGAAATATTAGAAAAGGGTACCGAGCATACAAATTCTGGCCAGCCCTACCCGATGTTTGACTTCCTATCAAGCGTATTACCGGAACAGATAGATCAAGATATAAGCTCTGGTAACTTTTTTAGCTTTCCGACACCGAACGATAGGGATAATGGCGAACATAGTGCTCTGACAAAAGAAGCCATTCGACTTGAACTAATAGACCTCTCCAATACCGATGACCTAGAAAAGGGAATCAAAGCATTATCGACAACAGAGTTGATAACTCTAAAAGAAGAGGTGGCGAAGAACCCTAAACTATTTGAAAAAGTATATCAAGAGGAGAAGAAGAAAGTACTTGAAACGGGCCTAGACATTGCCAAGGTAATCGAAAATGTTATGAAAACAGGACCGATGGCACTTGTGAAAAAAGGCTCTGCCGTCGATCGAATCTTAGCGCAACTTGGACTTAAAGCCCTGGCCAGAGAGGCAATGATTTGCTTGACGTTCGGATTCAGCTTTGAGTTAGCAAGAATTGCCATGGCCACAGCCAACGTGATGGAAGAAGAACTAAATGAACGGCCGTCACTGGACCCGAAACAATTTGAACTGTTCAAGATTAAAGGAGATATCTGGAAGAAGGTCCTGGATATTATTTTAGATTCCGTCAAGCAAGCGCTTATGTCTCTAATTCAGGGATTGGCAGAACTACTAAAAGAAGCTTGCAACCTTAATAACCCGCGAGCAACCGATTACGGGAATACCGATATTGCAGGGCTGATTAAGGACGACCTCCTCGACCCACTCGCAGGCCGAGACCCCTTTGGTTACGGCAATGACGAAAACAACCCGCTTGGGCGCCTCACGGATATGTTAGGAATGTCTCCAACCGACATTTATCTGTATTTGACATCTGTATCTTCAATTCTCAGCTCAATCGATATATGTATTCTTTTGATGGATACACAAAACGCCCCAGAAGAACTCATAGACAGAATAATCGAGTTCAATTTAAACTATTCCGACCCAAACATCTCCACGAAGCTTATAGAGGCCTCCGCTGTAATAGAATTCTTCACCATCTTGGGGAGCATAGTCGATGTAACAGACTTGTGTAACGAGATAATCAATGACATGACCTTGTTGAATCAAAACAATATTTGTTTAACTGAGGACGACCTTGCTAACCTCGACGCAGAGGAAATGCAAAACATTGAGGATCTTCTCGACATCATCGAAAATGGTTTCACCGACGCTCCCCCTGTGTTCAACTTTGATTGCCCCGACGCGGAGAATTATATTAATGACCCGACGATGACCAGGCTGATCCCTGAAACGCTCAGCACCATGGTCGAACTGGTCGAGATGCAATTTGTATATTCAGTTGACTCTATTAAGAGCGTTCTACTAGAACCGGGCCTCGCTCGCGCCAGTGGGGGCCCGGGCGGCAATGGTAAAAAGGGCGCCTACGATACCTTTAAGACTATTAACCCAGAAAGTGACTACCCAGAACTACCAGAACCTGATAACGGCGCGATTAATGCCATTATGAATTCTCTTAAGGACCTCGCCGAGGAGTTTGAGAACCCAATGGACCACCCTCTTGCTGGCGCAATTGAAGCCTGTCTGGTCAACCAACCGGGCCTCTTGGACTCTAATCTTAGAAACTTTGCTGATGCTATAGAAATATTATTGAATATTTTCAATAATGCTGAAATTAGGGATGCTATTGATAATATGGTTGAAAAGGCCGACGAACTATCCCAAGGCTCCGGCCCGGCCGTCACTACCTACAAATTCAATAAAGAATTCTACAGGAAATTTGCGGATTATATCAACATTGATACGGCGGACTTTAAAAGCATTGACGCAAATCGAAAGCAATATAGGATTAAAAATCATTTCAAGAGATATGCCACATCGGAAGACCCCGCCAGCAGTCGCATTCAGTTCTCCTTCCCGCGGTTTAACGCTGAAAATAGACAAAGAATCGTAATGCAATACCCGGCATATGGTGCTCCTGCAGAATCCTCACACGCCTACTTCAATCTTGATGCACTCTTTGAGGCGAACGTCGAAGAACAATTTAAAACAGATATGTCTATTGGCACCCAAGACGACGGCGCAGCATATAATCTAGACCAGTTCGTCGACGCAGTTCGCACCAGCGCCGAAGATACTCAGAATTGGAACATATCAGAAGACGTTGCCGTTCAGAGGTATTTCCCTCTTGCATATGGACTATTCGCAGATCAAGTATTTGATTATTATATTGAAAATGGCATATTTGATGCCGGCGCGCTCCAGTCTCTGAATTTCTTTCATGATAACATAAACTGCTCTAGTGAAGATATATCAGACCTCTTGGATGTTGAGGGCATTTTTAAGCAGATGCAGAGGGAATACGTTGAAGAGGCTTGCAACAATAATCCCTCCTCGCCTCGTGAGCGCATGCGAGAAGTTATCAAATATGGTATGTTTCTTCTGTTAGTACAGGTTCACGTTGCCGAATTCGTAATTAAAAACATCTTCGTACTTTCTGCAGTCCAAATGGATGAGTTGTTCGCGAAGCCGTTTATTCTTTCTTATATGAGGGATCAAGTTAATGCGTCAATGACAGCATACTTCGATAAGCTGACAGCCGCAGGCAACGCGGAAGCTGTTGATAAAGTTAAGGATTCCTTGATTGTTATCTTTAACCGAATGATGTTACGACCAAATGTTATTGCCGAAGGTGGAGTGACAGATATGCACGGTAACGTGATATTCCCCAACGGCACTGTTTTTATAACGACCGGTAAGGCCCGCGCCACGCGAAAGCCCCGCGTCTTGGCAAAGGGAACACCTACAGCAACCTTTGACGACATCCTGGATTATTTGGCAGTCTATCGAATCCAGAGTGCTATGGGGACGGCAGAGTTCCCGGGCGCTACATCTAATGCGGTGAAAAACGCATTGCCAGTATCTAACCAGAAACCTATGGAAGAAATCTTCTTGAACTCTATGCCGGTGGTAAATGGCACCGCGGTCATAGAGATTACCGGCCAGCTTCTATCAAACAAGTTAAAACAAAAGTCGGGCATCGTAATGGTAAAAACAATCCCGCCAGTAATAATGGAAGCGTTGCCATGCCTTGATCAAAGTCGAATTGATCATCTACTAGATTTTGGTGCTACCATCCCTCAAGGCCATGGCTGTGAAGGCACTACACACGGTCCCCCCGATGCAGAGCACGGCGGCGCAACGCCGGCCAGCGCAGCCCCGACCAAGATACAATATGAATGCTGGATGTACATCGACAGTCTAGCCGGCTTCGATCTCCCGGCAACGCCTCAGCCCCCAGCTAACCTGGCACTCAAACTTTTTGAAATAGAACTCAATTTATCAGATCTAGAGCCCAATAATCGAAGTTCTGCAGAGACTCGCCTGGACCTAACTCCGGCAGAAGTAAAATATATTCTAAATAATGAAATATACCAGGACTATTTCACCAATGTGTTCGACGCAGAGATTATTGGCATCCTTCCGATAATACACAACTTTTATCTTACCAACAATTACTTTAGTGATATTCGATCTGCAATGCGATCGACAAAAAACAGAGTACTCGATATTCTCAATACTACAATTGATAATCACGATAGTTACAATTCATTACCCCAACTGGGTCGACCTGCGGCCCGCGCCGTGTCACTCTCGAATAATGAGCCAGACGCTGAGAACCTAGCGCGCGACTTCATTCTTAAAATGATTGTTAAAACACCGATTGATATTATCAAGGGTCTTATGCAACTTATAGATCCACACGTTGTGATTTCAAAGTTCATCAAAAACGGCACAGCAGATGTGTTTAATATGATCCAGGCGTCGCTCCGGACTATAGATTTGCCCAGCGTCGACGACGAGCCGTCCGTTCCGATATTTGCCCCGGGCGCAACCGGAGCCGATCTGTTTACGGCAGTCTTGTGCTTATTACAGTATCTTATGGAGAATCCAGATGGATTCCCGCCTATGCCGGACTTCGTCGATAACGAGCAAGGGTTCCCTCACCCCGGCGGCGACGGCCCTGACCCCAAGCCTGAAAACTTCTTCCCTCGCATATCAGAAGACGGCGTTGATTTCTTGGGCACCGGTATGGGCATGCTAATGATTCCGCCAACACCTTTAGGGTTAATTTATCTACTGCTGTCACTAATTAACTTTGATACACAGCAGCCCAACCTAGATGTCGGCGTAGAGTTTGGCCCAAACCAGGCTACAGCCGGAGACGTCAATACGGGCGCCTGTGCTGAGGATCAGATTATTGATCCTGAAGAGGAGGAATCCGAGGAATCACTAGATCCCGTGCGACCACCATATGTCCCCGGTTAATCTTAAAAGGAAAAACAAAAAATGTCAGGATTATCTGTAAAATTACCACTAGTTGTCAGCAATGTGTTCGGCCCATACGACCTAAACACAACGTTTGATGATCTAGCAAAACAAAATTTAAAAATGTTGGTGCTCACAAACCCCGGGGAGCGCATTATGTATCCCAACTTTGGTGTCGGGATCTCAAGGTATCTATTTGAGAACAATACCACCAACACCTACGACAGTATAAGATCGCGCCTACAAGAGCAGGTAGACACATATATGTCATACATTCAGATTGATCATGTTGATTTTTCAGCCAGAGAAGATAATCCAGATTTGTTTCCCAATTCCATCAGACTAAGTATATTTTTCACCATTGTGCCGCTTAAACAGAGTACATCGCTACAAATTAACATAAACAACTAATTAAAGAGACCTTATCATGCCAAAAAAACTGCAACCGATAGATTATACGAGCCGCGATTTTGATTCT